TGACTGGTCCGATGCTCACCGCGTCCTGACATCGCGCAGCGCCGCCGAGCCCGGCGCCTATCGTAGCGCCCGCACGCCCTACCTGCGAGCCATCATGGACGACCTCAGCGTCGAATCGACGGTGCAGCGGGTGGTGTTCAAGAAATGCGCGCAGATCGGCGCCAGCGAGCTGGGCAACTGCTGGGTCGGCTACATCGTCGATCAGGCGCCCGGCCCGCTGCTGCTGGTGCAGCCCACCGTCGATCTGGCCAAGCGCTACTCGCGGCAGCGCATCGAGCCGCTGTTCGACGAGAGCGAGGTGCTGCGCGCCAAGGTCAAGCCGGCGCGCAGCCGCGACAGCGGCAACACCATGCTGCTCAAGGAATTCATCGGCGGCGTGCTGGCGATCACCGGCGCCAACTCGGCGGTCGGATTGCGCAGCATGCCGGTGCGCTACCTGTTCCTCGACGAGATCGACGCCTATCCCGGCGACGTCGACTCCGAAGGCGACCCGGTCGCGCTGGCCGAGGCGCGCGCCCGCACGTTCAGCTTCCGGGCCCGCAAGTTCCTGACCTCGACGCCCTTGATGAAGGGCACCTCGCGCATCAGTCGTGAGTACGAACGCAGCGACCAGCGCAAGTATTTCGTGCCGTGCCCGCTGTGCGGCGAGATGCAGGTGCTCGAATTCGCCCGCCTGCGCTGGCAGCCCGGCAAGCCCGAGACCGTGGTCTACCAGTGCAAGGCGTGTGAGAAGACCATCACCGAGCCCTACAAGACCGACATGCTGGCGGCCGGCGAATGGCGCGCCACCGCGACGGCGGTCGATCAGTCGACCCATGGCTATCATCTCAACGGCCTGTACGCGCCGGTCGGCTGGCTGTCATGGTCCGACATCGCCCGGCAATGGGAAGACGCCGTCAGCGACCCCGACGCGCGCAAGACCTTCGTCAACACCGTGCTCGGCGAGGACTGGGAGGAGGAGGCCGATCAGGTGCCCGACTGGCAGCGCCTCTACGAACGCCGCGAGCGCTGGCCCTACCAGACCGTCCCCGAGCGCGGCCTGTTCCTGACCGCCGGCGTCGACGTGCAGGCCGATCGCCTCGAAGTCGATGTCTGGGCGTGGGGCCGCGGCCTAGAATCGTGGCTGGTCGAGCACATCATCATCCCGGGCGATCCCGGCCGGCCCGAAGTCTGGCCGGTCATGAGCGAGCTGGTGCAGCGGACATGGGAGCACTCGACCGGCGCGCGCATGGCGCTGCAGCACTTGGCGATCGACACCGGCTTCTCGACCCAGAGCGTCTATGCATGGGCGCGCGCGCAGGGCCGCGGGATGGTGCTGCCGGTGCGCGGCGTCGGCATCTACGATCGCGTCGTCCCGGTCGCCGGGCCGACCAAGGTCGAGGTCCGCAAGGACGGCAAGAAGATCAAGCGCGGGCTCAATCTGTGGACGGTCTCGGTCTCGTTCTTCAAGCGCGAGCTGTACAAGCACCTGCAGCTGGAAAAGCCGACCAGCGAGCAGGCGGCGCAGGGCTTCACCTACCCGGCCGGTTACGTCCATCTGCCCGACACGATCAGCGATGAATGGATCAAGCAGCTGGTCGCCGAGCAGCAGGTCATCGTGCGCTCGCGCCGCGGCTTTGCGACCAAGACTGAATGGCGCCAGCTCCGCCCGCGTAACGAGGCGCTCGATGCTCGCGTCTATGCCCGCGCCGCGATCTGGCTGGCCGGCGCCGATCGCTGGTCCGACACCCGCTGGCGCGCGCTGGAGGAGCAGCTCGGACTGCAGGCCCCGCCCGAGCGCCGGCCACCACCGCCGCCGCTCAGCGCCAGCGCGATCGTCGAGGCGATCAAGTCGACGCCGGTCAACCCGCCGGTCAATCCACCGCCGCAGCCCGCCTTGCCGGCGGCGCCATCGGCGGGCAGGATCCGCGGCGGCATTCGCACGATGAGCGGGCCGTCCCGGCGCCGCGTCGCGTACTGGCAAGGATGATCCCATGTGATAATCCACAACGTAAGCGACCGGCGACATGGGTGGATCGGATCGTGGGAAGCCGAGCCGCTGGTCTACGACGCGCTTCGGATCTCCAATGTCGGGCGCACCGTGATCTATCGCGACCATGGGCGCGCCGAAGCCGGTACGCTCTCGTCGTGGCGTGACGGCCGGGTGTGGGTGCGCTTCGGTCGGGGCGTCACCACCGCCGCCTGCGAGCCGCGCGATCTCTGCCTCGCCACGCGAGCCCTCGACGGCGAGAAGGACCGCTGATGATGAATGGCACTAGGTTCAACTGGCGGCTCGCCCTTGCCCATCTGCTGGTCGTGCTCGGCTTCTATGGCGGCCTGATCGTCATGCTGCTGATGGTCTGGGACAACTGGCGAGCCGGCGTGGCAGCGCTCGCGGCCCTCTGCGTCATGCAATCGGTGTGGGTCTACATGAGTTTGAAGAAGTCATGAGCGGCCTCAACAAGGCGTACCACGCCAAGCGGAAGGTGACGCTGGGCGGGCGGCGGCTACAAGGCTGGACCCCGCGCGACATCGCCGAGCTGCTCAAGCGCGCGCAACCCACAGGAGCGGACCATGGCGACAGAGACGGGCATCACGGTGGACGCCGACGCCTTCGTGAACTCGCTGGGGGCCATATCGAAGCCGAAGCTCGACAAGATCGTGGCGCTGGCGCTAGTCGACACGGCAAAGAGCGCGATCGCAAAGGCGGCGACGGTGATCGCCAAACACAGCGGCCTGAAATCGAAGGTGGTCAAGAGCCGCATGAAGTACGACCACGTCGCCATCGGTCAGTATCAGACGGCCGTCCATAGCTCGCGCAAGGCGATCCGGCTGATCGAATTCCCGACGCGGCAGACCGGGACCGGCGTCTGGACGCGAGCGTGGGGCAAGCCGCAGGTCATCCTGCACGCCTTCATCACGACCATGAAAAGCGGTCACGTCGGCGTCTATCGCCGCTCGCGCGCGAGCCGTCTGCCGATCGAGGAACTGTGGGGGCCGACCATCTACGGCACGTTCAAGACGAAGGGGGTGCAGGACGTCATCCGCAAAACGATACAGGCTCGCTTGCAAACCTCACTCGCCCGGCGTATGGCTGCCGCTGTTCGCGGTCACTAAGTCTCCACGCCATCGCTGGAGACAACCTCCACGCCACTGCTGGAGATAACCGCTCACAAAAAAAAGGGCCGCCCTTCGACGGCCCGTTTTGATCTCTCAAGCGACTAGCAGATCCCCTTGATCCGCCGACTTAATGCGGCAGTTCAGCCGCGCGGTCAAGGGAAGCCCGTCGTTCAATGTCCTATTACGCTCCGCTCCCGGCCAGCCTCGATTGCTCGGATGCTGCGCAGGATGCGCGCAAACAGCAGATCGCTGAGCTGAAAGCCAAGATGGCGTTGGGCGTCCTGACGGTCGGCGACCGCGGCCGCTCGGTCAGCTATCGCACCACCGACGACATGCTGAAGGCGATCGCGCTGTTGCAGGCCGACCTTAACGCCTGCGTGCTGGGCCACTTGCCGGGCCGCAAGCGCCTCGCCCACATCGACCTCGTGAAGGGGCTGTAGTGCCCGCCCTGTCATCCGCGCTGCGCTGGCTGACCGGCGGCCTGCCGCCTCCCAAGCTGCAGTACGGCGGCATCGGCGGCGGCAACCCGTTCCAAGGGCCCATACCGCCGGGCGCGGCCAGCACCATGGTTCCGCCCTCCGGGCTCGAAGGCGGCTCGACGCGCCGCCGGCTAACCTACTGGCAGCCGGCGTCAGCTCACATCAACACGCTGATGCGCAACGCCGGCCCGACCATGGTGGCCCGCGCGCGCTGGCTGGTGCGCAACAACGGCTATGCCAAGGCGGCGCTGCGCGCGTGGTCGGCGGCGACGGTCGGCCCCGGCATCAAGCCGTCGGCGCTCTACACCGAGACCGGGTTGCGCGATGCCATCCAAGTCGCGTGGGCGGTGTGGACCGACGAGGCCGACGCCGAGGACGTGACCGACTTCTACGGCATCACCCGGCGGGTGGCGCGCGAGGCGTTTCTCGCCGGCGAATGCTTCGTCCGCTTCCGCCCGCGCTTCCCGCAGGACGGGCTCACGGTGCCGCTGCAGCTGCAGCTCATGCCGTCCGAGCAGCTGCCGATGTGGCGCTCGCCCGAGACGGTGCCGGACGGGCCGAACGCCGGCGGCGCGATCCGCATGGGCATCGAGTTCGACCGCAACCTGCGCGACAAGCGCGTCGCCTACTGGTTTTTCCGCAACAACCCGACCGACCAGACGGTGAGCTTCAGGGATCTCATCGTCCAGCAGCAGCTGACCCGCGTGCCGGCCGAGGAAGTCATCCACGTCTTCGATCCGGTCGAGGCCGGGCAGCTGCGCGGGCTCACCGGCTACGCCGCGGCGATCGTCAAGCTGTTCCATCTCGACCTCTACGACGAGAGCGAGATCGAGCGGCAGAAGCAGCAGGCGCGCTACGCCACCTTCATCGAGACTTCGTCGGAACTGTCGCTCGCCATGCAGGAGGAGGGCAACCCGCTCGAACCGCGCCCTGACGATGATCCGGCGGTGTGGG